TAAACTAGCTCCTACTCTTACTTGAGTTTGACCATTTAAAGTTACTGTTTCTTCTTGTAATTCCCAACTAGCATCTAGTCCAAATACTTTAACAGTTCTTGCACCTGTTCCAACACTAGTATCATTTACATCAGATGAACTTATATAAACTGCTTCCGCTGAAGTTGGGTAAACATAAATTCCACCTTGTGTCCAAATAGTTTCTTCTACATTAGTAATTGCAGCATTATCTCCAAATTTATAAAGAGCATTAACACCAGGTATCTTACCTGCTGCAACATCTAAACCAAAAGGTAGTTCTCTATTTACATTATTACAAGACATTAGTTTTTACCTGTAAACCAAGAATACCTTTCAGTTTCTTGCCTAAGTTCATTTAAAAATGTAGAATTTAATTGTTCAACTACTAAAGCAATAGATCTATTTATTTGTTTCTGGTTAGAAACATCATAATCTTCTTTTGGTTCAGGTATTCTTACTAATATCTTTGCCATTATGAATAATCACTAAAAGATCCTGCATCATTTACAGAATCTCCAAATGAACCTCCCCCTTTTCCTTGAGAACCTGTTCCACCACTTGCATTTTCATAATCATTTAAATTAGTTGGATTAATATTAACTTGATCTAAACCTATTTCTACATCTGCAGGATTAACTGCATTCCCAAAGTTATCTGTTCCTCTAGCACCGAATCCGAAAAAATTTCCAATAGCAGTTGATTTATTAAATTTATTATTAAGTGCTCCAGCTATAATTCCTCCTATAGGTCCAAAAAATGCTGTACCTAAAACAGACGCCGGTGTTATATTATTTTTAATTGCATTGATTGCATCAGATAAAGAATTTATTCCAGCATTGTTAGTAGTATCAGTATTATTATCATCTCGACCTTCTCCACCACCTCTTTGTTGTTGTAAATATAGAAGTCTTAATTGCTCTGGGGTTAAAGTCCCTGATGCCTGAGACTCGATTTGTTGTTCAGCTGCAACATCATCAAATGTAAAAGGTATAGATGTAATACCACCATAAATATCTGCCGTAGGTAATTGTTGATTTAAATAATTAACTACGTTTTGTGGTAATCCGTATTGTGTTGTATATGCCATTATCTTCTACCATCCGGTTGTATATCTATTCTAAATGTACCAAATCTCCATGTTTCACTAATATCATCATTTTCTATTTTAATATTAACATATCTACCTCTGGCTCTTGTATCTTTTTTATCAGTACTTGACGTAATTGTAAAGGGACTCAAAGCAGTTGTAATATCAGATTGTTGAGGATATCTTTTAACAGCTAACGTTACCTTACAATTACCTTGTAAATCTTTAAAGTCAGGTACAAATCTTCTTACAGCTAAAAATACCTCACCTGAAATACTAGGTCCTGTAGGTTGACCGGTTGCACTTCTTTGTCTTTGTTGTAAATCAAAATCAAATGATTTAATAAATGACGTTACAACTGTAGTCGTTCCATCAGGATTTACTTGATCGGTTCCTACTTCATGTTCAAATAATGTAGTTTGACCTAAACCATCTAAACCAATAATTGTTGGAAACGTACCATTAGCTGTACTGTCAAATTTAGTTGCAACAGGATTAGGATAAATAGTTGCATCAATCCAAGACGTTCTCGCCTCAGTTCCTGTATACCAAACACCACCTTTCATCGCTTCACCATAGTTGAATATAACATATTGATCATTGTAATCTGATCCTTGTGATGGATAATACCAAACAACTTCTGTATATAAATTATTTAAACCTGCGTATATTTGTTGACCTTTTGTAGTATCTAATTGATCGAAAACATAATCTTCAACAGAACATGGTAAAGATTTAACAGTACCATCAAACATAAAGAAACCATTATTCGATAACCAGAATGCAACACCATCTATTTCAACAGCTGCATTTTTACCAATCAATCCACAGTTAGTACCTACTTGTTCAAAACCAAATGTAAAAGGTGCACCTACAAATTTCATGGTATATAAAGCATTGTCTGTCCAAACTAGAATAGTTTCTTTTGCTTTTAATGAACCAACAATTTTTGTACCATCTTGTAATCTTTGTGATCCTGCTGAGTTAATTGCAGTTGGAGTATAATCATTAATATCTTCTTGATCAGAAAATCTTATAAACATATCATCTTGTGATGTGCTATCTCCAATTATAGTTTCTGTTCCTAAATGAATTAAGTGTCTAGTTGTAGGGGATACTAAAGATACTCTAGTTGCTGTTGGATTATTAGTTGTTTGAAAACCAGATGTTGTAGTAGAAGCTCTTGTTGTTAATCTTGCAGCATCTCCTGCATTCCATGTAAATGTTTTTCCATTAGCAATAGTTGCAATAAGTACTTGACCAAAATTACTTAGACTCCAGAGGCCTGGTTCCAGACTCACGTCAGATGCTGAAGCTGCTTCGCCCCAGGCACCGCTGCCCCAGGTATCAATACCCCAACCATAACCATAAGATTGTTCTGCAGGACCTACTTGTTCATAAGGTTTAACATCTATACTTCCACCAGTTGCAACTGTTGCTGTAGCAGCTGTACTTTGTGTAATTGTAAATTCTGTTGCAGATACAATTCCTGTTACCTGAAACAATTTATCTTCAAAGTCTGCATCCGTATAACCGGTACCACCAGGTAAAGTTACATTATCTAATAATACAATATCTCCTGATGATAAATTATGATTTGTTCCTGTAGTAATATTACAAACAGTTGACGTATCTGTTGTTGCAATCGTTGCAGAAGTTAAAGTCGCTTTTAAAGGTGTGATGTCATAGAGTTGACCTTCAAAATAAATAAGTAAAAATTTATCTGTTCCAATTGCAACATAACGGTTACCTGCTAAATCAACGAAAGCAAACTCACGTCTTGCAACACCAACAATTGTATCTGTAATTAATGATGACCAACCACCAACTTTTTCTGGTAGTCCATATCTAAATCTTACATTATTAGAATCAACCCAACGGTTTTCAGCACCAGATGAAGTGTCCTGTTTATCTATTCCAGGTAAGAATTTAAAATCAATGAGAGCCATTTTTCAGCTCCTATATATTATCTTTATAAACCCAGCCTCTTGTTGCATTTACATAAACTAATGTGAATGCTGCTGTATTTGTTGAAACAACTAAATCAGAAGCAGAACCTAATATATTAGAACCATTTCTACCTATTGTTAAATTATTTGATGCAAGGTTTGCTCCAGTATCTATAAAATGTACTTCATTACCAATTGAAGGTGATGCTGGTAAGTTGATTGTAACAGGAGCTCCGATTCCTCCTCCTGATGTATCTACTAAAACTTGGTCACCATTAACTGTTGTATATGTAGCTCCTGGTGTAATATATCCTTTAGTTTGTAATTTACCTGTAATATTAGTTCCATCAGAATATAAAACTGTTGTTGATCCAACGGGTAAAGTTAAGCCTGTTCCTGAAACTGTTTTAACTGTTAAGGTATATAAAGAAGAAGATCTATCTGTTGCATCTTCAACTATAAAAACTCTTTCTGCACTATCTGGCATAGTAACTGTTCTGTTTGCAGTTAATGTACCTGTAAATTTATAATATAAATTCTTACCATTTGATGTTGCATAGTTTGCTAAAGATAATGCTACATCTGATGGACCTACTGCTAGAGATAAATAACCTGAAGCTGCTTGTTCTAAAATTTGTAAGTTAGTATTAGTAATGGTTCCCCATGTACCAGATTTTTCACCTGTAGTAATTAGTTCTAATTTTAAATCGTTTGACGTACTTGATGCCATTTATTCTCCTATGGGTTTTCTGGATCAATTGGGATCCATACACCAGTTGCACCTGGAATTATTGGGTTCCATGATATCACATCTATGGTGTCTGTTGCAAGTGCTAATTCTTCTCCAGTTACAAGAACAGTCTGACCTAATACCACCTGTACATTTCCAGTTGCTAAATTGACTCTTTCACCAGTAGGTAAAACAAGTGATTTTCCTTCTATAACTACATTACCAACAGCAAAATTTAACTGTTGACCATTTAAGAGTACTTGTACACTTATTCCTCCTGGATCCGCAAAAGGTGAGTTAGAAAAAGGTGTTGCTCCAAATAACATTATGATCCTCTACTTGTTTGAATAGGTACCCAAGTTTGTGTTGCACCTGGTATAACACCATCCCATTGTCTAATATTAACTGTTGATGTAGCTAAATCAAGTCCTACACCTGTTGGTAATACTGTTGCAGCTGCGGTAACCGTAACTGTTCCAGTTGATAAATTTTGTCTGTTTGTTGTAACGGTAACAGTAGCATT